GTTGCAATCTGATAGGGCAAGCCAACGAACGGGCCGGACGAGAACAGTATGTAAGCGCCGTTCCTTACAACGCGCATCACATGATCGCCAAACACCAGGACGCACGCGTCATCGATAGAGAACTTGAAGCGCACCAAACGGCCAACGGCATTGTTTGGCATCAGATCTACAAATCGAGTCCCGGCTCGGTTGCGGATTCCGCCCTGAGCCATGACCACAAAGTTTCGGCACGTCTTCAGGCCGATCTGATACCTGGCCAAGTCGACGCGCGCATACAGCGATGGGGAAAGCTCGCCTGCTGCAAAGCTCGGCTGCAGAACTGAGGTGCCCATCAGCCATTCCTCACGGTCACGTATTCGGATTGGTGATTGAAGTTGAACTTCGATTCATTCAGCGCTTCTGCCCAGGCCTCTTGCGAGGTGATCTTGTATTGCTGCATGCATGACTGGACCAGCGACTGCGTGGCGGTCATAGGCATGGCGATGTGACTGGCCAGGCGCCAGGCCAGGGCGATCACAAACAGTGGCGGGAATCGCCCGGTGTCCTCGACGCGAGTGATGTAAGCCAGCACGGCGTTCGGGTAGTTGGTCAGGATCACGCGCCCGTCGTCACCATAGGCTGTCTCATATTCAGGCTGCATCTTCTCGTCTGGCTGCAACAGGCCATCCATAACCAGATACAAGGCCTTCAGGCAGTCGGTCGGGTATTGGTAGGTGTACTGCCAAGGCTTCGTCTCGTCAGCGATCAGTGCCAGCGTCTCGAACTTGGTGGCGAACGGCCAATTGAACTCGGCCAGCACCGCGTCCCGGGTGATCTGCCAGAACTGGCTGCAGATGATCCTGGCCTTGCTGCGCTCTTCGAGGCTGGCCACCGTTTCCGAAAGCCCGATATTCATCAGTGCAAGGTTGTAAATTTCGACTTGAGAAGTCATGTCGCCGCTCCTGAATTGAAAACGGGGCTTTCGCCCCAGTCGTTACTGCATGATTTGCGCTAAACGCAGTATATGCCTCAGCGGTCAATCACAGCACGACACCGGATTTGCCAGCCAGATATGACTCTGTGCTCGCTATGGCAGCGGCATCGCTTACGGCGCCCCTGATTATCAGGCCGCACAGATAGCCCCTGAATGGCAGGCTCAAACCCGCCCGCATACCAACGTTCAGCGGATAGTTTCCGAAGTTCCCCGTGCCTTGCAGAGCATCACCAGCGATAACCGTCTTGTTCACGCGTAGGCTTTGCGACACACCGATGGTGCACTGCGCCGTAAGCACATATTGCTGGCCGGTCGGGTATCCGCTGGCGAGCACGTCAGACTGGATGGTCCCTTTAAACTGAGACCTGAACGTAGGCGCCGCAGCATCGGGCGCCAGAAGCGCAAACGATCCGTTGTTTGCCGCAATGTCCGAACTCAATTCGAGCAACAGCCTGGCAGCCGCATCATTGAACTTGCCCATGCCGACAAAGATCGACATCGAGCTGGTGCCGGTAAAGTTGATTGACCCAGTGACCTGGTACGTCGTTACACCGCCATACTCCAGGTACCAGACCGGACCATTGACGTTCAGGATCGGCCTTTGACCGCCACTGCTTGTCAGATGGTTGTTGTTGCCTGACTTGTCGCGCACAAGCCCGACAGGCTGTCCTGCCGCTGTCACCGGAATTGTCCCTGCTGCATCCTGGAACATCGAAGACATATCGCTTGGGTCATACCAGCAACCCTGCTCGCCAGCTGAGAACAACGACAACGGGTTGAATCCGTTCTGCTCATGCGCTCGGTTAATCGGCGTGCATATCGCCCTCACCAGCGGATTCACTATTCGGTCGCGGATCATGGCTCTACTCCGAAAACACACCGACCGCCACAGTCGACGCGGATTTGATCACGGTGAAAGTGTTTGGCCCTGTGACCAAGCAGCTGGGGAATGAGGCGTCAAGCTTGGCAATGCTGTTCGGCTGGCCTGGCGTTACTTGCTGAACCGTGGCCGTCAGCATGTCTCCTGCCGCGCTGAGCGAGCCTGTGGCCGCGAACAGGCCTATGACGGCCTCAGCGCCAGCCGCCACTACGATTGTCGCGCTGGTGCCCGCAGAGGTCGAAGCAGCGAGCTTTGTTGTCTGTGCCATGGGTTTGTTCTCCGCAATGAAAGACGACCCCGAAGGGCCGTCTGAGGTTTGCTGTTATGCGTCAGGGAGATTGGCGTTGTCGCCACCGGTATCGTGTGCCTCTTCGATATCCGATTGCTGGATCTGCGCTGCTTCCTGCGGCGAGATGGTCGACGGCACACCGGCAACCACACCAGACACGTTCATGCGATCAGCTTCAGCCTGAGCCTTGGACTTCGCTTCCTGCTTGTCGTCCTTGTTGAACAGGAAAGGCTCGCCGACCTTGTTGCCTTCGGCGTCGACCACGATGAAATCACCGCCGCCGTTGTGCTTGACCTTGTAAACCTGCTCGGGAACGTTGAACGGGGCTGAAGCCAGCGGCACATCCTTGGCCTTTGCTTCCTTGACCGCTGCCTTGGTTTCCACCGGCATGCCCTTCGAGTCGACTTCGCGCATCCAGACGCCAAGCTCTTCGTCGTCCTGGATCTCGAACTTCTCGCCGGCTTCGATCAGATGCCCGTAGAAGCCGCGCTGAATTGCAATTACTCGTTTCATCACGCCTCCGAGTTACAAGATGTCAGGGTAGCTGAATGGGTAGTTGATACCGTCGACCAGGTGAGCGCTGATGTTGCCTGCGGTCATTGGGCCAGTCGCTACGGTGTAGTTGACCCTGGTGTAGCGGCGGGTTGGCACCGGGAATCCCAGCTGAATCTGGTAGCCGGCCTTCAGCGACGCGACAGGGATGGCACCAGAGGTCGCGACATCCGCGAACGTGGCGTTGTCTGCCGAGTCTTGCAAGGTGACAACCAGAGTTGCAGCGCCTGCAGCAGTGAATGCGGTGCTGACGTTCACATAGAGCCAGAGCGGAGTGCCTGCGCCGAGATCACGACCAATGGCCGCGTTTTTGGTTGCGCCAGCGTCTACCACGTTCGTCGAAACAGCCGTCACCGTGACCGCTTGCTTGTCGGAGTACTCCAGCAGTTTATCAAGAATTGCCATGTTCAAAACTCCTACGGAATTGGGAAGGTGCAGCGCGGTCGTTAGACCACGCGAGCTTCGTTGTTGAGAAGGGCATCAACCCGTTTAACCGGAATGCCGTCGAAGGTCATAACCTTTTTGCCGGCCACTTCTTCCATGGTCAGCCAGACGTTCGACTTGTTGGCGATCTGGCGGCGCAGGAACGAACGGATGTTCCGGTTGACGTAGAACACGGCGCGGCCAATGCGGGTGTTCGGCAGCAGCTCGATGGCCTGAACCATCAGGTCGATCAGGTCGGGACCGGTCGCAGCGTTCTTCACCAACAGTGTGCGGTCGATGTTGGCGATGCGGACCACGTAGCGCCAGTCTTTGACCACCAGGCCGCAGTACCAGAGGAAGTGAGTGCGATAGCCTTCGTACATGCCGCCAGCCGCGTCGAACAGAGTTTCCTGTTTGGTTGGCTCTTGCTTCAGGCCGCCTTGGGTGCCCTTCGGATAGATACCGAACACAGTGTTTTCGTCCCAGCAGATCAGCCAGATCGAGGTGTTGTTGGAGCCGGTACCGCCACCGTCGATGATGTTCTGGCCGTTCTCAGCACCGGTAAGGGTGTTGAAGCGCGGGGTCAGGCCGGTGAAGCGCTCAGGGAACACGGTCGAGTCACCATAGAAAATGGTGGTGGCCATGGTCTGGTTCATGCCTTCCAGGAACGCCTTGGACTCGGAGAGCAAGAAGCCTTCCTTGTCGTCGGAGATATCGACCAGCGCCTTGTCCACCTGGCTGTAGCTTTCCAGCATGCCAGTGGTGTCACGGACTTGAACGGTGGTCGACTTCTCTTGTGGCACGCCGTAGTTCAACAGGCGCCAGGTGCCGGTAGGCAGACCGGTACGAATGACCGACTTGTGGCCGGTACCATCGTTGGTCGGCAGCCAGAGCATGTCGTCCAGGATTTCGTTGGTGGCACCCAGGATCTCGACGATCTTGGCAATTTTGCCATCAGTGTCTTTACGCTTGGCCAGATCGGCGAGCGTCAGCGCAGCGGTTGAAAGAACGGCCATTGTGGTTCCCCTTTAGGACTTGTCTTTGAATACGTCGCCAAACATGACTTTGGCCGCACTCTGTTCGGTAGCTTCGGAGGCGTCAGAGCCTGGAATAACGATGTGATCTTCGGAAATCGCCAGGCCCACTTTGTGGAACAGACGGACAAATTCCGGGTTGTTGCCCATTCCCGATTCATTCAGGAGCTGGCGCAGTTCAGGGGAGCCGAAGGCCTGCATGGCCTTATGGGCGGTTTGCAGTGTTGCGTCAAACTTCGCACCGCCCAACTCAGGATCATTCTTGATCTGGTCGGTCCACGCTTTGGCCTGATCGGCCAGCGCTTTGTCTACCATTTGTTGACGTGCGGTATCTTCGCCTAGCGCAAGCTTCGATTGCAAGTCAATCAGTTTCTGTGCTTTTTCCTGGCTGAGCCCGAGTTCCTTGGCCAGACCGTGGAATTCAGCCAAAACCTCGGCATCCATCTCCATGCCTTCCTGGACCTTGAACTCCTCATAGTGTTCAGGCACCGCGTCAGCCTTTTCCTTGGCTTCCTTCTCGGCAGCTTCGCGTGCGGTCCTTGCTTCAGGCGTTTCATTCTTGGCTGCTTCAGCCTCTGCCGCCAGTTCGCCCACCGTCTTGGCCGGCTTGTTGATCTCTGCCAGTGCGTCAGTCGTGGTTGCGGCCGGAGTTACCGGAGCAGGATCAGAGCCAGCACCAGACAGGAACGTGTCGCCACCACCTCCACCGGTAGACGCAGGAGCGCCTTCTTCGGCCATTAGTGGGAATCGAGCTGCGCGCATCAGTGTGAAAAAGTTCATGATAATTCCTCGGCTTGGTTGGTCGCGTTTTCTGACTGCATCACCTGGTACTTCTCGGGACAAATGCGCTGGATCTTCTCAAGCAGGCTCAGACCTATCTGTCGTTTCCCCTCGCGCATGTACATCAGTGAAGCCTCAGCATCATACAGCGGGTGGAATACCAGGCAATCAGCGATCTGCTGCCAGATAAACATCCTCCCGCTCTTCGTTTTCATTATCGCCCTGAATGCGTCATCCAGCTGGCGCTGCAGCAGCTGCTTCTTCTCGAGTGCTCGCTGCTCTTCCTTGGTCAGATTCAGTTCGTCAGCCATTTACTGCACCTGCTGCGCGATGTTGGTCAGAGCGTTGTTTCCGCCCATGTCTGTTTCGGATAGAAGCTTAGCCCCTTCAACCACTTGAGCCAGTTGAGCCTGGCGCTGCTGCTCTGCCAGTGCGTCTGCACGGCCTTGGCGAATAGCGGCGACCTGATCCGCCGAGTTCTGCATGGTTGGTGGGATGCCTATCGCCTCGAAGTATTCAGTGATGGTCTGATCGACGTTGAGGTTGTCAGCTGCTTCAGGGAACGACTGAGCCAGGTTGCCAGTGAAGGCCACTGCGCGCTCGATGGCAGTAACACCAAGGGCTTTCTGCGCCTGAGCCAAGATCGACACGTATTCAATCGACAGATCGACCTGAGCCAGTTCCTGCGGCGGCGGCGGGATGATTGGCTTTCCGCCTTTCAGGCCTTGCCAGATTGGAATTGACTGCTCAAGCATCATCTGGAACACGATGTCGATCAGCAGATCCAGCAGTTCGTCGTTCTGGCGCTCAAGCACAGGCCCGAGCATCAGCATCTTCTCTTCCTTGCGCGCAGCGATCTCGGTAGCAGTGCGGACGTCGTCCATGCTGGAGATCATCAGGAACAAATCCTCGAAGAACGTCGTCTTGATGTGCTGCTCTGCTGACTGGATCTCACCGCGAAGCTGGCCAATCCAGGCCGGATCGACGATGTAGGCCGGGGCGAACTTCACGCCGACCTGCGAGTCAGGCAGCCAGGTAACGTCGCCAGGCAGGATCGAGACACGGTCGCCCTTCATGGAAGCAGGTGCGGTCATTGGTGGGCGAACGCCCTTGTCGACCATCTCCCACTTGCGGCGCTCGGCCAGTTGCAGCGCCAGGACTTCACCGATGCAAGCAGAGCCAGGCCCCTTGCCATAGACCGATTCGCCCTTGACCTTCCACCGAGGCGCCATGATCGGAAACTTCTTGAAGCCGGTAGAGCGCAGGATCTCATTGCGCGGACTTCCGGCCTCCCAGTAGACCGAACGGTAAGGCATGTTCTTGTTGTCCATGCGTCCAGGCTCACGCGAATCATTTGGCTCGATGGCGTGATAGACCGTGATCCAGGCCTCGTCGTTTCGATCCAGCATGGTGCGAACAGTCTGGCTGAGCTTGTCCTTGCCGAACTTCTGCGCCATCTGCCGAGGGGTCATCTTCATGTCGCGATACAGCGTGTCGACGATCTGCCGGCTGGACGTAGCCAGGTAGTAACTGCCAATCGTGAAGTTGTAGAACCGGACCAGCGACTTCTCGTCAGGGATTGCGGCGATCACGCCGGTACCGAACACGCCCTGCTCGCCGTAGCACGAAGGCAGCACATTGTAGAGGTTCGAGCGAATGAACACTTCACGCATGGCGTTCTGCACGTACCACAGCCAGTTCTTCACCGGTGCATACTGGTTCATCTCTGGATCAGGCGCGGCCAGTTCGAACCATGGGCGAGCTGGCGAAGTCATGCCTGACTGCATGCCGGCAGCCAGTACGCCGGCCGACATAGTTGCAGTGTTGTTCAAGATCTTCTGGTCACGGCGGGCGCCGCTGTTCACTTCCTCGTCAGGGAACTGGCCGGTGTCCGGGTCGATGTTGTCGCGCAGCGTCTTCCAGTTCTCATCCCAGGACTTGGTGCGTTCCTGGGCGAGCTGGCCGCGCTTCGCTTCAAGCTGGTCGCGCAGTTCGGTGTTTTCCATGTCAGCTCCCGAGCAGCGTTTTAATGCCGGCAGTGTTGTCAGCTGTAGCGCCGCTTGGCCCGGTCAGGATGGTTCCACTCTGGCCAGACAGTGCCAGTTTGCGCTGGCGCTCTGCCTCGCGAGCGGCTGACACTTCTTCGCCGGCCAGTGTCGGTGTACTTTCCTTGTTGGCTGCAATGGCATCACGGTCCAGCTGCGCCTGCTCTTTCGCATCCTTCTGTGCCTGTGCTGCCTTTTCACCCCAAAGGTCCATCGGATCTGGAAGGCCCAGCGGATCAGCGATTTTCTTCAAGCCCTTGCCCATTGTCGTGTCTCCAGTC